ATCTCCAAGTGTAGATGGTATTGGAATGAATCACCAATTACTAACGGGAAGTTGGGTGGTTGGATTCTTTAGAGATGGACCAAGTGCACAAGACCCTATTATTATGGGTAGTCTAGCTTCGTTTACAGAAGAATCCCCTGGTTTATCAAATAAAGGATTTATTGGTGATTATGGAAAAACCGCAAACACAGAAGATGTTCCAGTAGAGGTTGATGCAGATAATAAGAATCAAGTATTAAAAACAGTTGGTGGGCATTTAATTGAATTAGATAATACCTTAGATGCAGAAAGAATTAACATTAAACATAAGAGTGGAACAACTATATTAATCGATAAGGACGGCGGCATACAAATAGATGCAGTAAATGATATAGTTAATATAGATGGTAATACAACCATCACAGGAACTCTTACAGTGTCCGAGGCAACATCTTTACAAGCAACGTTGGATGTTACAGGGGCTCAAACTAATTCTAGCACGATCGTAGCAGAAGATACTATAACAGATAGCGGTGCTACTTTAGCAACTCATACTCACACAGGAGATTCTGGTGGAAATACTGGATCTCCTAACTAATAGCGTATAAATAGATACATGGCAAATACAAATTCACCTTTAATACAATCCGATGCATCCATAAGTGGAAACATCCAAAAAGCAAAGGTTGTAAGTAGAAAAAAAGGTTATAGTGATTTAGATCTATCTTTAAAGCTACACCCAATTAGAAAAGATTTAAATATTTTAAAGGATGATAACGCTATTAAAAATGCTGTTAAAAATCTTTTAATTAGTAATGCATTTGAAAGACCTTTTCAGCCACAGCTCGGGGCAAATCTAAGAGGTTTATTATTTGAACCAGCAGATGCTATAACAAAAATAGCTATAAAACAAAATATAATAAATGTTATAAAGGATTACGAGCCAAGAGTAAAATTAATATCTATTGCAATTAATGATCTTTCGGATCAAAATGCATATAGGTTAACAGTTAAATTTTTAATAAAAGAATATGACACAAGCGAATCTGTGGAAATATTACTAAGAAGGTTAAGATAAGATGGCAAGCAATTTAAAAGTAACGGAATTAGATTTTGATCAAATTAAAACTAATTTAAAAAACTTCCTAAAAACTCAAACAGAGTTTAATGATTATGATTTTGATGGATCAGGCATGAGTGTATTACTAGATGTTCTAGCATATAATACACATTACAATGCTATGAATGCTCATTTTAGTTTAAATGAAGCATTTCTAGATTCAGCTCAGATAAGAGGTAACGTTGTTACCCGTGCTAAACTATTAGGTTATGTACCAAGATCAGTATTATCCTCAAGAGGTGTAGTAACAATCGTGGTAGATGTTAGTGAAGCAGATGGAACTATCCCAACGACTCTTACTCTTCCAAGAGGAACAAAATTAACTACTCCGGTTAATGGAGAAGAATTCCAGTTTGTCGTTTTGGATAATCATACAGCAACTATTTCAGGCAATACATTTACTTTCACAGGTATACCTATTGCAGAAGGAACGCTTAAAACTTTAAAATATAGAGTTGACAATGATATAGAAAATCAAAAGTTTCAGTTATCGGATAAGGATGCAGATACTTCTACACTTAGGGTTCGAGTACAGGACAACGAAGAATCATCAGCATTTGATATCTACACAAAATTCGAATCGCTTAAATCAGTAGATTCAACAACCAAGACTTATTACTTACAAGAAAATTCAAATGAGTACTACGAAATATACTTTGGTGATGGAGTAACGGGTTATAAACCTATTAATAACAACATCATAACTTTGGACTACATCTATACAAATGGTAAAGATGCTAATGGTGCGAATGTTTTCTCAGTGGTAGGTAACGTTGATGGATTTAGTGATATCGCAGTTACAACAGTAACAGCTGCAGCTGGTGGAGTAGATCAAGAAACAACAGAATCAATTCGATTTAATGCTCCATTAACATTTACTTCTCAGAACAGAGCGGTTACATCAGATGACTATTCAGCCATTATTAAAAAATCATTTACTAACATTGATTCAATATCGACTTGGGGCGGTGAAGATAACGATCCACCTGATTATGGTAAAGCTTATATAGCTATTAAACCTTTAACAACAGTTGTTTTAACTACTGAAGAAAAGGATGAGATTACAAATACTATTCTAAAAGGTAAAAACGTAGTTAGTATTACCCCAGAGATTTTAGATCCAAACTTTACTTTTTTAGAATTAGATGTATTCTTTAAATATAATCCTAACCTTACAGATAGATCTAGTTCAGATTTACAGTCTGTTGTAAGAGATACAATAAGCGATTATAACTTTAATAATCTAAACAAATTTGATGGCGTATTTAGACATTCGCAAATACTAAAAAATATTGATAATGCAGATCCGTCAATTCAGAATAGTACAGTTAGACCTCGTATGTTCCAAAACATATCAGCAACAACAATAATAGCTAACAACAACTTTAGTTTAACGTTTACTTCTCCTTTTTATCAATCAGGACAATCAACAACCCACGTATTATCTTCTACTTCATTTTTAATTAATGGCGTAGAACATTACTTTGGCGATGTACCTATTCCAGCTTCCTCAAATAGAACTGTTATAGTTTATAAAATGGTAGCAGGAAATATTGTTACAGTAATACCTGATGCTGGTTTATTAGAGCCAACAACAGGAAAAATTACTTTAAATAGTTTTGCCCCAAGTATAGCAACCACGATTAGATTAACAGTTATACCTAACTCATTAGATTTAGCACCAAAAAGAGATCAATTACTTTCTATAGAAAATGCAAGAGTAACCATTACCCCAGAGATTGATACAATTTCAGTAAGTGGATCTTCTGGTTCAATCACATACGCAACAACACCTAGATTAAAATAATGGCAACCGATCACGAATATAGTTCACCGGGATACGTAGAAAGCGTAGTATCTTCTAAGAAGAAAACCAAAGAGCATATTAATTATAAACAATTAGTTCCAGCTCACATACTAGAAAATTCATCTAAGCTAGAAGCTTTAATGAAATCCTATTATACTTTCATGAATATGGAAGAGTTTATATATGAGCAAACAAAAACATTCAGTGATGTAATTCTAGATGGTAAAGCAGCATTTAGAATATTAGATCCAAAAAGTGAAAATGATGAGTTCTTCACCGATGAAACTGGCCAAAGCTCTAGTTTACTTGTTACTAATACAGATGGAACAACTACTACAATCGCTTTAAATACTATTAACGTAGCTATTACAAATGGTAATGATTTACCTGGATCATTAGCTAATGAAACATCCGAGGTTGGTAAAACGTTTACCGTAACCGGATTAACTTCTCATAATACAAAAACAGCTACATTAACAACGGTTGTTAAAAACTGGGTTGGTCCTGGTCCTTCAAACGTAATGAATACTATTGAAGATGCTATGGATATTGATGGGAATGCTACAAACTATTTAGAGTTTATGCAAAAAGAAATTGCACAAGCTATTCCAAGAGATGTTACAGTTAATAAAAGAAATCTATATAAGAACATTATTGATTTTTATAAGGTAAGAGGTAGTTCTGATTCAATCGAGATCTTTTTTAGATTATTATTTAATGAAGTGGTAGAAGTAGAAAGACCTTATGATGTTACATTAATACCTTCATCTGGGAGTTGGGATTCTAACTCAAATGCCTTTACTGATAACAAAGGATTCTTATCTGACAGAATAAAGTTACAAGATAGTTTACGTTATCAGAAGTTTAGTTATTTAATTAAAACAGGTAAAAACGTTTCTGATTGGTCAGATGCTTTTACAAGATTAGTTCACCCAGCAGGATTTAAATTCTTCGGTGAAATTCTATTGTTATTAAACTTTGTTAATATAGGTACAGTAAACAATAAGAAAATGATGAGTACACTGGCCAGATTATTTTCTGCAATGCCAGGAATTCAGCCAGGTGTTATTGGTCTTGAAGATATACCACTATTAGTTGAAATGTTTGCATCAGCATTTACTCCGTCAGTTTCTGCAAATATACATAGAAGTGCTACGTTATCTACCTCATTAAAAAATGGCGTTATAACTGGTACAAGTATTACAGCAGCTGGTTCAGGATATTTAACTCCACCAACAATCACAGCAGCAGACGGAACAAGTGGATATACAGCTCCAGATATAACCTCAACTGTTGTGGATGGAAAAGTAAATGCAATTATAATAGGATCTGGTGGGAAAGATTTCACTGCTCCAGCATTAACATTTACTGCACCCCCGGCTCACACATTTAATGGGTCAAGTTCTTCTATTGTAAGTACATCAACTAACAGAATAACT